CCACCTCCGTAAGCACGAATCCGTGTAAGCCCGTCAGGATTGCTAAATGTGCTGTAAAAATTACTGTCGGTAGTATTGGTAGCTCTAACAATTCCCAATACATCTAGCTTGTCCCCAGGGCTCGCAGCGCCAATTCCAACTTGCCCACTGGAGTTGACAAACAACCTCCCCGTGCCACCAGTCGATACCGCTACTTGGTCAGCGCCGGGGCTGTAGATGCCGGTGTTGGTGTCGCCGGAGAAAAATACGCCAGGGGCTGCAGCACTACCAGCAATAATGCCAAGCGCACCAGTCATGGTGTCGCCGTTTACGTCTACGAATGTACCAGTCTCGCTACGCCAAGCGGTGCCGTCGTAAATCTTGAAGACATACACGCCTCCAGTGGTATCAAGCCACTGCTCGCCTTTGCTGTTGCCTGCTTGACCGCCAGCACCAGGTGTTGCGTTTGGTGCTGTGGTGCCAACGTGAACGGGGCCGATTTTCACCAAGTCGCCGTTGCTGTCCTTTAGGAACAAGCCAGGGCTGGCAAGATTGGTATTCATTGCCAACTGGCCGTCGCTCATGACGGCAGGAGTTGGACGCTTGTTAGCAGTAGACGAACGCAGATGTTGGAGAGCCATTCCTTAACACCCCGAAGGGCCGGAAGTTATATAGCGAGTCTAGCTCTAATAAGTCCCGTCATTAAGTTGGCTGGTTAGCGCAACGGTGCCAGTGTCGTTAGGCAGCGTGATGGTGCGAGCTGCTGTTGGGTCAGCAACGGTCAGCGTGGTTTCAAAGCCATCAGCAGTGGCGCCTTCAAACACCAACGAGCCGGTGGTGTCGATAAGGATTTGCCCTGTTACGGTGCCGCCTGCTGCAGGTAATGCCAATGCAGCTAGGTCGTAGGCGGTCTTCACGGCTGTAGGCGTTGCAGCCAGCACCGAGCTGGTAGTGCTAATGCTGTCGCTGAGTTGGACGATGCCATCAACGCTGGTAGTAGCAGCGCGAATGGTTAGCGCCGGAGTGGTTGTACTGGTGGCAATGGTTAGTGCGCCGGTGCTGCTAGTGACGTCAGTGACGGTGCCAACGAAGTCGTTGCTCCATTCCAAGCCCGTAGCAGTGGCGCTATTGGCACGCAGCACCTGACCGTTGGTGCCAACAGTTAGCGCGTTAAGTGTGGTAGCAGCACTAGCAGCAAGGATGTTGCCCTTGGCATAAGAGACGAGCCCGGTGCCACCACGCGCTACGGCAAGTGTGCCGCTGGTGATATTGGTAGCGTTACGGCATTCGGTGCTGACTTCTTCAATTGCAGTTTGAACGTTAGTGGCTGCAATACCACCAATAGCAGTAAAGCTAACTTGTGATGCTGCAATAGCGCCTGCGCCAGACGATACGTCAATTTCCACCCAGGCAGGGCTAGTGGTGCTATAAACAGAAAGGATAAGGTCAGGCGGTGCTAATGCCACATGCGGCGCGTTACCAGTATTAACTGTGCCGCCTTCGCTAACAACTAAATAATGCCTATTGTTGGCCAGTGATGATGCGGGCAAGGCGCTACCAACGGTAAAACCTGCCGCCGCGCCCTCAGGCGTGACGCTTGCAACTTTACCTCTGTTTGCTGGATCGCTTGCGTCAAATGTACCGGCAAAAATAATTTGACCTGCTGATATGCCAATGGGGACGTAAACGTTGCCGTCCCACATGAAGAAGGCGCGGTCAAGTGGATTGAGGTGGATTTGACCAATAAAATCAGCAACAGGCAGCCCTTCTCCAATAGATGCAGTTGAGTAGTCAGCTAGCTTCCCTGATGTAATTGCATTATCCGCAACGCGATCTGTAGGCAGCTCACCTGTTGTAATCTTGGCGGCATCAAGCACTGGAACATCAGCCGCATCTAGCAACGCGCCGACGGTGACATGCCCCTCCGTGTCAATGGTTACCTTAGTAAATGTGCCAGCAGTCGCACTATTGGTGTGGTTTAATACGCCAGCATTAACTGCTAAGCCAGTGCCAGGCTGGATGATGCCCTTAGTGGATGCAGTGGCATCAGGCAGGTCGAGAGGATCAATGTCGCGGAATGTTGGGGCAGCATCAGCGCCACTAACCGGACCAAGAAATGCACGGTTAGCTACTTGTGTGTCAAGCGTTGTGGTGACATTAGCCGTATGGGTGTCTGGGTAGGCAACAGCAAACGCAAGTGGTGTTGAGTCTGTAAAATTAATGGTATTGATAGCTGCTTGACGAGTCCATGCCGCACCATCCCATACATATCTGACACTTGTATTAGTGTCAAACCAGCCTTGGCCTTCAAAGTCACCACTGCCTATTGGGGTGCCTGCGCTAACAATGACGACGCTATCATCAGCCATTTTTGCGGCTGTAATGGCATCGTCTAAAATTTTGCCGGTGGTGATGGCATCAGTGGCGATAGCTGATTCAGCAAGACCACCTGCTGCGATCTTGGCAGTGGTGATGGTGGCATCAGTAATTTTTGCAGCCGTGACGGCACCATCAGCTAGTTTGCCAGTGGTGACGTTGAGATCAGTGATGGAGCCGGTGGTGACTGCATTGCTGGCGAGCTTGGCGCTGGTGACGGTGGCATCAGTCAGCTTGGCGCCGGGCACTGAACCATCGGCCAAGTTGAGCTTGGCGGCCGTGATGCTGGTGTCGGCAATCTTGGTGACCGTGACGGCAGCAGTGCCGATCTTGGTTTCGGTGACGGCACCAGTGGCCAGCTTTGCCTCGGTGACATTGGCGTCAACGATGGATGCTGTGACAACCGCATTGCTGGCCAGTTCGTCTGCTGTGACGGCATCAGCGGCAATCTTGGCGGTGGTGACAGCTAAAGCGCCGAGCTTGGCAGCGGTAACGGCGCCATCAGCTAGTTTTGCTGTGGTGACATTCAGCGCAGTAATTGCACCGGTGGTAACCGCATCGACAGCTAGTTGCGTACTAGTGACGCTATTAGAAACAAGCTTGGCGCCAGGGACACTTGCGTCGGCGAGGTTGAGTTTGGCGTAGGTAATGCTGGCGTCGGCAATCTTGGTAACGGTTACAGCAGCGGTGCCGATCTTTGCCTCCGTGACTGCGCCAGTAGCTAGCTTCGCCTCGGTTACATTGGCATTTACAATGGATGCCGTGACGACTGCATCACTTGCCAGTTCATCTGCTGTGACAGCATCGGCAGCAATTTTGGCGGTAGTGACGGACAGTGCGGCAAGTTTGCCAGTAGTAACAGCAAGATCTTGGATTTTGGCTGTGATTACTGAATCGGTTGCCAGTGCAGCCGCCGCCAATCCAGACGCATCAACCTTGGCTGTGGTGACGGCATTTGCCGCTAGCTTTCCTGTAGTGACGGCTAGGTTCTCGATGCCAGCCGTGGGTGCCACCACTTGATCAAACGAGCTGCCGTTCCAGACCTGCAGATACTTGCTGGTGCTGTTGAGGTAGCCACGTCCTTCAAAATTATTAACTGTCGGTGCTACTGAGTCGTAAACGATGCTGCTATCGTCCGCCAACTTGGCGGCGGTGATGGCGTCATCAGCTAGCGCCGTGGTGCCCAGTTTTGTGGCGCTAGCTTGGTTCAGCTTGATCAGGTCAATGCTGGCGCTATCGGCTAGGTTTGCACCAGCTTGGAATAGCTCCTTGACCTCCACCTTTTTGGTGATGCTGGAGCCTATGTCAACGATGGGCAGTACATCGTTAGCCGCAACGTCGGCTTGTGCCAGCTTCGTGAGCTGCGTAATGCGTTGGTCGGCCACGGGTTACAAGCTCCTTTGGTACAGTTTAGTCCTCAACCTCAGTCAGGAGGAACTCCAGGCTGTTCTGGTTTAGGGCAATGCGGTCGTCGTCCTCTTTAAGGATATAGCCCGAGGGTCGACCAACCAGCAGCTTGATTTCGCCGGTGGTCACAAAGTCGATGCTGCATGAAATGATGTCGGTAGCAGTGACCTCCAGTCCGGAACGAGTGACCATTGCGGAAAACTCGTAGAAAATATCCAACGCGCTTGGATTATTTTCTGAATCTGTTATAGATAGCAGCAGGTCAAATTCGCTGCCGATATCTACGCGGTTGATAAGTTGCAGCATCAACAGTGGTGTTTCTTTAATGCCTGATGTAACATTGTTAAAGAAGCAGTCAATGGAGCCAGCGCCGCTGATAAGCCCAGCCGAGTGCATCCGCTTAAACTTGTCGCTAAGCGTGGTTGTATCAAGCCCTTCGCGGTCAGTGTTGAAGGTGTAGGTTTTGACATCACCGAGAACGTTGGCGGCAATGTCGCGCACCACCAGCCGCACTGGTAACGGGTCACCTGCAAATGACTTTACTTGATATTCCAGTGCCCTATTATTGTTGACTGCTGCAACAAAAGATGGAAAGAAGCGTAAACCGCCGGCGGCATTGACGTTTACATATGCCGAGAAGCTGCGTTGCTCGACGCCCTCGCCGTCCAACCAGCTACCTACAGTGAAGAACAGCAACCCACGTGAGTCGTCGGTGCTGATAGTAACTTTGTCGCCGGTCAGTAGGTTTTCAACAGAACCATCAAAGCCGACGCGGTTTAGGACAACCGTTACGTCAGCGTCTCTTACCTCTGCAGTTAGAACGACTTCATTGTTACGGCGAAGTCGTACGTTGCCGACATTGCCGATGAAGTAGGTCATGCGTCAACGAGTTCAATGAACGGTCCGTCTACCGTAAACTGTAGTGCCACGCTGGTGAGTTCGCCGGTGCCCACCGTAATACTTGCGTTGGTGATGTAGGCATTAAAGGCGATGTCATCTTTGATGTCACCGCCAGCGTTGGGCTGGCTGCCGGCACGAAGCACCAGCCCTACTCGGTCTCCTGTGGTGACGCCATTTGAGTCAGCCTTCATAACCTTGTTCAGCAGTTGCTCGAACTGCACTCCTTGTTCGCCCTCGCGGCGGTAGTACATGACCGTGGCCGAGCCGGTGCTGCTAACCATGCCCGGTGTGTAGGTCTTGACCGCCGTGTCGATAGTGGTGGTTTCCAGCAGCTCAAGGCTGGTATCAAGAGACCAGTCTCGAATTTTTAGCACTGACTGGCTTGGGCTAGGTTCGTTATTAAAGTTTGGCACCAAAAACAGTTTGCCGCTACGCCCTGTGTAAAAGCCCACTACCGCACACCCATGGAGATTACTGGCAGTCTACTCCGCTGCGCCGTCGATGGTAAATAGTCCGGCAACAACCGCCGTAAGCCCGTGGGCAATCAATGAATTGCCGTTGGCATCACACGGGTGCTCCACTGCGCGGACGGTGGTTTCGCCTTCCTCTTCCATCGTTACTTCTGTAATACGAAAGACTCGCTTGCTGCGTACCACAGTGCCAAGCACAAACAGTTGTCCTGCCACGCTGGCTAAAGAGGTCGCGGTGTTGTTGCTGACGGCGATGCCAGTAAATGATCGCGTGCCGTCAGTGCTGCCGTAGGTCAAAACGTTGTAGGTGCCGTTAGGCACGTTGCTGGCAATAGGCAGGTTCAACGCACCACCCGCTTCAACGCGGCCTGTGTAAATGCCATCCCACTGGTTGTTGCTGGTTTCAACGTAGATAAAGCTGCCCGGCATGATGAAGCTATCAGTCGGGAAGGTTTGGAACTCGACGGCTTGGCGGGTGTGGCGACGTGTCTGGCAGAGAAACTTACCTAGTATTACTGCTTGGCGACGTGTGGTAACAAACTGCGATGTATCAATAGTTTCGCGGATGGCATTGTCTTCGTTGGGGCTGGTCAGCTTCACCTCAACGCTGTTGTTGCGGGGAAAAATACCATTGCGCTCAACGTCGCGGTAGATAACAGTAACAATTACGTCTTGGGTGCTGGAGCCATAGTCAATAAACTCTTCTTTGTAGCTACCTTCTAAGATGTTGCCTTGGTTGAACAGGGCGTTGATTGACACAGCGCGGGTCATTGCGCCGGTGCTTTTAACGTATGGCACTGCGGGAACAAGCGTTTCCTTGCCACCAATCTTGCCAAGCTCCAGCAGGCTAAATGGTGCCACTTGAGCCCAAAACTCGCGCCATGATCGGGCATCTCCAATAAGTCCATCCATAAACAAGCGGTTGTGCTGACAGAATCTTTTGCTTTGCGCTAGTTGCATTACGTCTACTGAGTGCAACTTGGCGTATTTACCAATGCCGTTGTCACCATCTAAGATGGTATCTAGGAAAATGTCAGGGGCAAACGAGCTAGACGTTGTAGGGATGGATGCTTGTAACGCCGCGATAGCGCCATCGTTTGTAGATCCAGTAGTGGCTTCATTGCCGTAAGTATCGGCGGCAGTAGATAGCGGACGCAACAGCTTGCCTTCGCTGACCCAAACGCTTATGTCACGGACATCTTGAGTGCCAGGGCCTGAGTTGACGTGCAAAGCAAAGTTTGATAAACCCCTGTACAGGTTGGGACTGTAGGTGTTCCATGCCTCGATGGTTTGTTCATTTACAGCGGTTACGTTAATTTCAGGTGAGCCGTCAAAAGCAAAGGTAGAGTTAGTGAAAGCGTCGTAGCTAAACAGGTCAAATTCACTGGTGTCTTTCGGTGACTTATTTGTAGGCGGATAAGCTGACGGCCCATGCTTTGCTCCATTAAAGAAGATTTGCAAGTTTGGGTTGCCTGTATTGACAGTTGTAAGTTCTTGTATTTTGCCGTTTGGCTCTAGGTAGCAATAACCTTTTACGTTGGGTTCTGCCGGCGGATCTACCACTGGTTCTAGGCGTACTTCTATAAATTGTTTAGCAGCGGCGGATACTAGCTTCAAGTAAGTAAAGACGCTTTGCTCGTTAAAACCACGGGTGCAAAAGATAAAAGGCACACGCGCATAGTTGCCTTTATTGCCAAAGCGATATTCAAGCCTAAACATAGCAGTGCGAGCCTTGGGCCCGTTGTCAGATGGGCTGTGGGCATAATCTCTTTGCTTGCTGCCGTATACATTATTACGCCCACTGATGCGCCTATAAACTCCATACTTAATCACAAGGTCTAGTACATTGCACCGTGTGACGCTGGCATAAGCAGCTTGCTCAATACGCGCCAATCCTTTTGTGTGGAATGGTGCTACTACAGTGTCTGCTAGCTCGGCGTTTAATTCTGCTATTTGTTGCGCTAATACGGACTTATTGGCTTCAAGCGAGTCAATTATTCCTTGTATCCGAGTGCGGTCTTGATTGGTTAGTTTTTTGAGTGTGGTTGTATATTTGCCATCAGAGCTTCTGCCACTTACACGCTCTCGCCCATCGCTTAATTTCTTTTGTTCTTCTTGAATTTTAGAGTCATTTTCGTCTACACGTTTGTTTAATGCTGCAATTTGGTTGTTTATTTCGGTTATTCTAGAGCCGCCCCTTTTCGACCAGTGCGTTAAGTCGTAGCTACATGATGAACTGTTACCACCTCGGACGCACTCCAACTCGACTTTTAAATCACCTTCTTCGATGTTGCTGCTATTATTGGCGTACTTCAACGGCTTAGCTACACGAAACAATGCTGATCCAAGTTTGAAAATTGCACCATTGTCAAACAACGAAGCTGCAGCTCGCAACGCATCCTGCCGTGCATTAGCAGGCGTATCAGTGGTAAGAGGTAAGGCTGTTGTATTGGGTACAGTTAGAGTAATCTTATTACCACTGGAAAATTTACTAGGGCGAGGTTCTCCGTTTGTCATTTTATATTGTACGCCTACCAAGGTAAGTACTTTATTGCCTTGCTTGTCTAAGGTAAGTACATCCGCATTGACTGGAATGAAGCCCGTAACGCCTACAGCGTTTGCAGTTGTAGGGGAGAAGCACTGACTAAAGCCTTCTTTCCTGCCTCGCAGACCGTTGAGCTTAACTGTGGTGTCTGTGCTTGTTGCGCCAGCTCTAGTGGGGTCTTGTGTGCTTCCTTTAACAAGATTGTTGTAGACGGTAGGTCCGTCAGCGTTAAAGTATTGCCAGACGTTGCTTAATGCAATATCTTTTGCTGGTAGTTGACCGATGGCTGTACGCTCCGGATCAATCGCACCAATGCGTGATGCAGCGATTGTCATCATCAGCCGCATAAATTGATTGTTGCCAAAGCTAAGGATTGCGGACCATAGCAGCAGCGTAGAAACGCGAACGCCCCCGTCACGGTTTTGCGTCATGCTGGTATAAACCAGCGGCACAGTGTCACCGTATACGGCTAGCTTTTGTGCGCCGTTGAATCCTGTGCGTGGTGCTAAGCGTTGATCGCGGGTTTGTGTTGAGCCTTCAGCCTCTTCTGGCTTGGGCATCAGCAAGATAGACGCCACCTGGAAGAGAATACCTACGATGGAAAGGATGATTGACCACTCAATACCCGTCCCGTTGCGAACATCCAGCGCAGTGCCCTGCTTTGGATCTTCGTAGATATGCTGTTGCGCTACAAAGTCAAGGTACTCTTCCTTGCTGACGCCTAGCGCATCAATAAGGTCATATTCGTAAGGCAGCAGCTTGCGGGTCATTTATTCAACCTAAAGTGATGGCCGTGGCTAAAAGGAAGCGGGGCTCTTACTACGCCAGAGCTGCCGGTTATATACAAGGTGTGACCATCGTCTAGTACTGTTCCCATGGCTCCTCCATCGTTTCCAGGCATCAATACTACTGCGTGTGGTTCTGGCTTCCGAAGCCTAACTCCATTTCTCAGTAACCATTCTGCCATACGAATACGGGGAAAGGTGTCATCTGTATAATTGTTTTCTTCAATAATTGCTAAAAGATCGTCGGTGTAGTCATAATAGCCCAGCCTTTTGTGTACTTCAGCGGCAAGCAAGCAGCAGTCAACCGTGCCGCTGCCATCGCCAGGCTTTGCCGCCCACGCCCGCTTAAGGCCAATCAGATCATTGAAGGACGAGCTGTGCATTGAGTGGTAAGGGGCCAACTAGACCGCGAGTAAGGGTTCGAGCTGGGAATGTCGCACCAACGGAATCCATGGCGGTGCGATACCGTAACTCGATTGTAGTCTCGGAATAGCTGGCGCCAATACCGACGTAGCGTTCTTCATAGCTACGCACCACTGCGTTGGCGGCATTAAGCCATTGCGTGGTAAGCGTCAACTCGCTAAGGCGGTTGCCGTCACCTTGCTCAACCAGCCGGATTGCAAACTCCAAGTTGGGAAATAGGATGCGGATGACTGAGTTGTCACCGTTGAGGTTGGCGGTGCTGCCCTCTGCGCGGAATGGAGCAAACTCGTATCGGACGCCAGCAATCGCCTTGGATTCTTGGACGAAATAATTTTGGTAGCGGTGGCGAATACCATTGGCATCAAGCAGGTCAAAATACTGCGCGATGCGGATTTCAGTCATCGAATTTCACCCACCAGCTTCACTGAAATGCTGCTTAGATCACGCAGTGCGCTTTTGATGCTAGGCGGGCCAGCGTAAAGCCACTCGATGCCTGTAGGTGTTCGCACCTTGCCCTGCAATGTGCTGCTGTAACCAGCGAACACTTCTGCCGGCACCGTGAAGCCCAACGTGCCACCGCCTTGCCCGTTGTAATGATCGCAAATGGTGTTGACGGTTGCCTCGGGGACATAGGCAAACTCCAGGTCCAGCGTGTAGCCGAACGGCTTGTTGCCGAAGCTGCGGCGCACTACAGCACCAGACATTGCACGGTATGACTTGATTGGGTACTCGCCAAGTGCAAAATTACGAGCTGTTGGCTTTAGCGCGGGAAAGTCAGCCATTAGCGCATACCAACGCGGGAGCGTGTCGAGGGGCTTTGCTGCAGTTTATCTAAAGTCTGAGTCATGCCACGGTTAGCACCATCACGGGTTGCGTCGCGGCGGGTCTGTGCCATGGCTTGCTCCAGTTGATCGCGGCTGACGTATTCAACGCCGTTGATGTTGGTGGACTGGAAGCTCATGTTGAGTACTGGTGTACCACCGCCGGCAGCGCGGTCCTGGTTCATGGCTTCGCGTAGGCCGTTGGCTTGTACGCCGAGGCTACCGTCAGCACCACGCTTAAGCGGCATGATCGCCTCGGGACCAGCCTCGCCCATTAGGCCGGTGCGTGTGGTGCCGCCATCGGCGAATTTGAAGAGGGTTGGCGAGCTGACGATGCCGCCGCTGGCGAAAGGTTGTATTCCGTTGGCGAAGCTGCCCCCTTTTGCGTACGCACCGCCAATGCTGCCCAGATTTCCAAGTGGATTGTTAATACTGGCAGGAGCATTTAAGTTTGAAAGACCGCCACCGCCGCTCATCCCGGCGAAGATTTTGGCAATGCCGATGGCGATGTATGTGGCGATCATCTTGGCGCCTTCCTGTACCAGGATCTGACCTACGTCGCGCAGGAAGTTAGCAAATACTTCTTTAGCTGTAGCCGTGCCCTCGATCAAACCCATGATGCCGTTAGCCAGCGAGTTGCCCACCGCGTCGCCGATGCCCTTAGACACGTTAATTGCAACTTGATCAAGATTATTTAGCTCTGTGGTTGCCGTCGTAATAAACTCTTGTATTTGCTTGCCGGCCTGCGAAGTTGTAGCGTTGCCGATTGCCCCAGTTCCAGTGCCCGTCGTTGCGTCAAAAGTGCCTAAGTTTCCTTCGAGTGCGGCTTTACGCTGCTTAATTAGTTCAATTTCTTGGCCCAGTGCTTCATTGATCTCCAGTTGCGCCTTTGTCGTTGCCTCCTTAATTAGTTTGCCTTCGCCATACACAATAAGGGCATCATATTGAGCCAGCGTGATTTTTTTAAGCTGCTCCAGCTCCATCACTCGTTGAGCAACGCCCTCTGTCAACCCGGCATTGATAAGCTCAATTCTGCGAAGACGGTTGACCTCTGCATCCGCTTCTTTTGTTTCAATGTCTTTCAGCGACTGATCGATTTTATCAGTTACGTTCAACAGGTTCTGAGCCAAGGCCTCGCGTGACCCCTTGACTGTAAGATCGATGCCTTTTAATGCTTCGTCAACCAGTGCTTGAATAGCACCCTTTTCCTTAGAAACTATTGCATCAAAATTGGTTGTTGAAACGCCTCCTCCGCCAACTTGTCCAACGCCTCGAAGCGGAGCCGGAGGTTGCATATTTTCATTGTTTTTAATCATATTGCCAATGATATTAGCCATGATCTCGGTGTTTCTTTTGACCTGTGGCTCTAGATCGGGAGCCCTTGCGGCTAGCTTCAGTTCCGTCTCAATAATCGTTAGCTTAATCTGAGCAATTCTTTTTTCTATATCAAATTTCCTAGAGTCTGTTTCTTCGTTTTTGCTCCTAACTTTTTCATTTATATCTGCAACTTTGCGAGCTGTCTCGATATTTAATTTTGCGACTTCTTTTTCTATATTAGCTTTGAACTGGGCCGCCTCAAAGTCAAACTTACGCGCATCGAGAGCAGCCTTTCGCTTAATCTTTGCCGCCTCCTCTTCAGCAGACAGTTGCTGCTCGGTAAAGTTAGCAACAATTTGAGCGACCTCTTTAGCCACGCTTGCCACTTCGCTCCGTTCGCCTCTTCCAGCCAGCGCAATCTCCTGTGCATTGGCAGCCTGAAGCTGCTTGATGCGATTCTGGCCCTGCAGATCGAGCAGTTGATTTTCTTTTTCAAGAATTGAGAAGCGACGACGAGATACTTCGTCTTCGACTTTTTTGCGGATACTACCAATGCTCTCTTCATACGAACGAACAAGATCGGCTCGCTGCTTGTCGAGATCTTTCTGCTCTCTGGCCGCCTGTTTTACTGCGTCCGTTAGTGATTTGCCGATACTAATAGCTTCAAGTCTTTTTTCTAGAACCGCTAGATCTTGTTTATTTATTTGTTCTGGGGTTAGTTTTATTTTAGGTTTAAGTTCAATTTTTTCAAACTCATTAATTATACCTTGAATTTCTCCGTTAATGTTTCCGGTTGCTTTAGTATTGGGCGCGACAAGGCTAAGAGGATTTAGCGGATCAACATTAGAAAAATTAAACGATTGGCCTAATCCTTTTAACTGAGCACCTTGAACCCGGCTTGCGAGCTTATCAGCGGCTGCGGTTTTACCTTGTGCCCGTAAATTTTCCTCTAAAACTTTTGCTCTTTGTGCCGTTGTCGCTTGTCCGACAAGTGCAGCCATCTGTTCCAGCAGAACAGCAAGAGGTCCGGCTATAAACGCCTGCATCTGTACAGTAAGTTCTGCCAATGCTCTGTTTAACTTATCACTTTCACTGGCTAATGTAGCCAGATCTTCAACCCCTTTATTACCTACTTTTCTTATTATGTCAAATTGCGCTACTGCACTGGCACTGGCAACGAAACCGGCTTCTTGTAATTTAGTTGCGTACTTCTCCAGTTCTTTAGAAGAGAAAAGACTTTTTTCTTTTACAAAATCAAAAGTTGTAGCGGTGTCCATTAGGGCGGCCCCTACTGCAATCGCCGCTGCCGCAAATTCGTCAACCATTGTGCCGAGGGCACTGGTGACAATCGACATCATCGGGTTGCCTGGAATGAAGCCGCCTGCGGCACCGCCTAAAACTGCGCCAGGGCCGCCGCCGAATAGCATCGGGAACGCGCCACCAATCATGGCGTTCTGCATCATTGCATTACGCCCTTCTTTAGCCTTACCACGCGCCGCAAGACGTGCGTCAAAGTCTTTTTGAACCAGTCTGTCTGCTTTTAACTGGGCTTGTACTATTGTTTCTATTTTGTCCAGTTCTGCGTTTAATTCTTTTTGTGTGTATTCAATTTGTTGGGCAAAGAATTTTGCATCTAAACCGCTTTGCAGGGCAGCTTGAGTTTTTCTATTGTTTGTTATTAAGTTTGCAACGGTATTTTCGTCGTCAATAAGGTTTTTAATTCGTACGTCTTCGTCGGTAAATCCAGCCGGACGTAGGGCAGGAGTTTCTCCTGCGTAATTAAGAGCTTCTGCTGCTCGTTTTGCTTGTGTAGCTGTATCTGTGTACAGATCTAAAGCACGCTGCTGCGCTAACACCGCCCGTGTGTAACTATCGAGTCTTTCGACTTCCATAGTTCTGTTTATCTCTGCCAGTGCTTGTTTGCCTTCGTATAGTGCGGTTATCCAGCTATCTACTACTTTATCGTTCTTAATAAACCGTGCGGTCAACTGCTCCGCTTTTTGGGCGGCGGCATCCATTGCTGAAATACCTAAAGCATCCGCCCAGTTGATTTTTCGTCTATTTAGCTTGTCCAGAGCCTGATTAACGACCTCTATGTCAGCGGCTTGGTCGACTTCAAATTCTTTACGTCTTTGTGTTACGTTATATGTATTAGTAGCGCGGCGCTCTACCGACTCAGGACGTAAGCCTGCGGCCTCCCTCAATAAATCGTTTTGTGCTTGCTGTTCTGTGTTCAGTCGCTTAGTAACATCAACAAGTTTGCCAGCAATTTTTGCTGCTGTGTCACTTTCAGAGTTAAATTTATTTAATGTAGTCTGCAGCGCCGTTTGACGAGCAGATAGTACAGATACGGTTTCACTTAACTCACGCAACCGGCTTTGATATATTTTTACCGCTTGTGTTGCATCTATAAACATGTCTACCCTAAAACCGCTGCTAGCCAGGCTCGCCATAAGACGAGACAGCGGTTGACCGGCTTCCGCAGCTGCTTTTGCTAGTCGTAGGGTTGCGTTACTTGCACGTAAAATTTGCGGAGAAAAGGCAAGTAAAGCTGCTCCAGCTACAGTGGCTGTTCCAGCAACAACAGGAAATTGGATCGCTAGTGCCGACAGTTCCTTAAATAAACCTGCTGCCGGTCCTGTTGCCGCAGCAAGTGCAGCGGCAAATTTACTTATACCCCCAAACTTTAATGCGGTTGCGGCTTGAGAAAGCCCGTTTATTGACGTGGTAAGTGCACCAAGGCCGGTGCCTACTGCAATACCTCTTACTATCTTGCCTAAATTGGAAAAACTACCCGCTAAATCGTCTACCTCCTTTTTTACCGCCCCAAAAGTTCTTGTGCCCTTGACCGCCTTTCCTAAATCAAGTGCAGCCAGACGGTTGAGGTTGGTTAGACGCTCTTCTACTTGTTTTAGTGACTGTAAGCCGTCGACAATCAGCTTAATTTTTGCTGAATAGTCGATCACGACACTCCTACCGTTGCTGTCTAGGCAGTCTACACAACAAAAAAGCCGCCGGGTTAGCGGCGGCGTTTGGCTTTGTCGATTTCTTTTTGCTGGTCCTCGTTCAGGATGCTGAAGTAGGCGCTCCAGCCGAGCAGCTCTTCGGGGGTGAGGGTGGTGCAAACTGTGGTCAGACTTAGGCCCAGCTCTTTGGCAACGCCAAATTGGAGCATGAGCCAGTTGTCTTTACGCAGTTCGGCGGCTAGGACTTTGGGTCCATAGCCTCGGAGTCGTCGGTGAGGATTGCCAGCATCAGGGTCTGGAGATCCTTGTCCTTGACTTCGTTTTTGAGTACGTCGATTTCGCCGGGGGCGAAGAGCTTGGTGCCGTTTTCGTCCAGTGCCTTGGAGATCAGGAGCTGGAGGGCGAAGGCGTTGGCGTCGTCCGACTTGGCCTGCTTTTGGGCGCGTTCGCGCTCGGCCATCGTCAAAGGGCTGACCCACATCTCAAAGGTAGAGCCATCGGATAGCTCCACGTTCTTTTTGGTGGGCTCTAGGTTGGCAGCCTTACGGAGGCGGTCAATCGCCCGAGTGGGAGTTGAGGCGGGCATAAAACCTTGGTGATTTACGTTCTAGTGTAACGCAATAAGCATGAAAAAGCCCCACCGTGTGGTGGGGCGGGCGGGGGACA